CCTGCGACCGCACCACTAGGTGTTGAACTTCCTGAATGTGTTGAATTGATTGCGGAAAGTGCATTGTTCAAATCGCTTCTAAATGCAGGGAAACCCTGATTAGCGATATTCATATCATGTTGTGCCATTATTTACCTTTTAATATCCTTTCGCAATATAGTCAAATGTTTTACTAATTGCAGTACCACCACTGTTTTTAAATGTAATATCAAAACCTGATACCGACTTAGATGTTATTTCATAAAAATCACCTGTTGCCAACCCTTGTGCTGAAACACCAATAGCAGGAGTAGAAATAAAGATTGGACTAAATGTAATACTTTTAGTTCCTGCACCTGATACTACATCATTCTCAGAAACTAATCTTTGAGGCATATCTGCATTAACGGATAATGCTGATACAATCGGACTAGCTGAATTATTCAAACTATCCATAAACAATTTAAACTTAAAATATCTTCCTGTGTAATCGCCTACACTAAAGTTTCTAAATGAAGAATAAGTTGCATTATCATCTGATACTGCAATCTCTAAATGACTTCTTGCATTTACTGAAGCATCACCATCAAAGTTAGATGCTTGGTCATCAAAATTACCACTGATATTATCAAACAATCTATCTCTATCGGTTGCAGTTTGGGTGATATTAGCAGTAAGTCTAGTAGTTTGAATACTACCCAAATCAATAACATTATCAAATTCGTAAGTACCACTAGAGTAAAGATTATCGTTTTGTGTGCCACCATCAAAATTTCTTGTAGTAATGTCATCAAAATTATCTGTTATATTATTATCAAATTGTTCAATAGTATCTAGTATTAAAGTATTATCTATGGCTACTGTATTTGTTTTTGTACCTAAAAAATTAGGGTGTTGAGTTGAAGTTGTTGCAGTACTGAAATCACCAATAGAAGTAATGTTTGTTGTAATGATTGCTTCATTAGAAGAATAGTTGCCTAATTTATCTACTGCCTTGATTAAATAACTTCCTGTTCTTGCAGGAACTGTAATACTAGATGCAGGTCTTGATACTCTTTGAATTAAGGTGAAACTGTTTTGCCATTCTGCATTAACAGTTTGAGTCGTGAAATTAATAACATAATGCGATAAGTCAAAATCAGGTATTGGTGTCCAAGATAAATGTGCATCACTACCTACAATATTAATTGCAAAATCTGTAACATCTGAAGGTGGTGCAATCGCACCTACAATATCTCTAGTAGCTGATACATAACTACTCTCAATACCTAATGAATTGATTGCCTTTACTCTAACAGTGTAATTTTCTGCTGATATAACATTTAATACTCTATGGTTTAATTGAACTGTACCTTTAGAATGTATGATGTAGTTAGCATCTGAAGTTAATTTGTATTCTACTTGATATTCTCTAACAAATTGGTCAGGTGATGCACCAATACTAATATCCATAGCGACCATGACTGTTCCGTCTGCATAAGAGATTAATTGGTCATCTAGAGTAACACTAGCTGGAGCCTGTATTGAGAATGGATTTGCTAGGTTAGTATTGGGTATATCGTTTATTTCTGTTTTTTCAGTAAATGAGTACCATGAGTTTTGGTGCTCTTGTAAAGATAAGGAGCAAGTATAGTCAGGGTTTATAGCCATACCCACCACCCTGAATGGTTTAGAGCTGAAGCCTGTGATAGTGTGTGTCACATTTACGATATCCCCTATGGCAAGGTTAATAGCTTCATAATTTGCTTTTAAATCTACTCTTAATGTATTTCTACTTCTATTAAGAATAATTTCACCAAATTCTAATGCTTGGTAAGGATTAGTAATTGTTGGTAAGTCTATTGTTGCTTCTTGTAGAAAACCACCATCAGCAGTCTTTAATGTTTGATGTTCTGCATCTGTTTCAGGATAAACAACAGTGTCTGATTGCCAATTTTTATCACTGTTAATATAATTTAATTGTACTCGGTTATATTTCTCATTCTTCTTCTCACTGACAACTTTGATTCCACCAATGATATTATCTTCATCTAATGTTATGGAAGCAGTTCCAGTAGTCTCAACAATTAATTTATATTTACCCTGTGTATAAGGTAAGAAACCTCTCATTCCTTTAAGAAGGTCTCTTGTATTATCTATAATCTTTGCAGAAGTATCTAAAACATAATCACAAGACATAAGAGAGATTGAATCTGCTCCACTGTAAGGGGTAATTGATGTATCGCAAATTCCACTTGCAGTGTAAAATGAGGGGATGTCAATATCTGCAATATCTATTCCTTTTCCGTATCTTGTATTGGTTAAATAATCTAATAAACACCAAGCTGGATTATTAGTAAAAACTCCTGTTGTCTCTACACTAGACACATCATAAGTAGAAACTTTCTTACCTTGAACTAATGCTTGTATTTTTGGAATACCAGTATATTTATCAGCATCCCATTCTATCTTAAAAGCACAATAGGCAATTCCACTTAAAGGTCTTGTTGCACTAGACCAGCTAGATAATTCGTTTAAGAGTGATGATTGTGATTGACCATCAGTTCCATAGAATGTTTGTAGTTGGATGGTTGTTCCAAATCTTGAATCATTGGATGTAACAGTGCCACCATTACTAAAACTAGAACTAAAGGTAACCTCTTGGTCATCAACATATATTTTTGTAATTCCATTTATTTCACCTTCACATAATACTAATGCTCCATAGAGATAAGTATTGTTTGTTGAGGTTTCTAGAAATACACGAGTTCCACCTAATAAACGAGTGCCATAAACAACTGGCAGATGTGCATTATTAGATTGTTTATTAATTAAAACACCTTGAGCCTGTTGATTAGATAACTCATCAGAGAAATCAGGTGTTTCAGGTTTAGGTGATACCCAAGAAATAACTTTATTTGCAACAAAATTAACAGCGACTGCTTTTAATATTGGAATAATAAATCCCCACATTATTTCTTACCCCACAAAATATCTTGTACTGTTAATCCTGCAAATTCCATTCCTTTGTCTGTAGGAAAGAATATTTGTTGTGAACCTGTATTTGTTTTTCTACCAGCTACTCTTGCAAAGTCTGAAAAGTGAGAAGTACAATTCAACACTAAATTACCTTTGTTTGTGTCTATAGAATAACTGTCTATAAATCCTTTATTAAAATTAAATGTATCTATCAAAGCATCACTAGAATCTAAGAATCCTACATCTACTGTCACTTCATCATTAGAAACAACATTGTTTAAAACAATAGAAACGAAAGAACTTTCTACTGCAGATAATTCTATTTGAAAACTAGCTACATTAATCTCTGAGCTTTCACTATTACCACCAACACTCAATAAATGACTACTAGATGTATAAGTATTGGAATTATGAGTTATATCTTTGTAATGGTTAGTTAATCTTTGAGGAGTAGGGAATAGAATCTCTACTAGAACTATTGGTTTGACACTCTGATTAGATAGTTCAGTTGTTAAACTTCCACTTAATCCTCTAGCCATTACAGAGCCTCAATTACATCTACTTCAAATCTGAATAATCCATCTGTGCCAGTGTTAAAATCTTGAACATCATTCTGAAGTCTTACTGTAAAGGGAACTGAATCATAAGTAACTGTCTCATTATCAGATAAAGCACTTCTTAGTGGTGGTTCAATAGTAATAGTTGCTTCTCCGTTAGAATCAGCACTAGCATCTTCAACAATCATATAAACTTTACTACCTGAGAACTTAATAAATTCTCCAGCTTTAAATGTGCCATTCATTCCATCTATATTTATAGTAGTATCTCCAGCACTATGAGAACCATTGACTAGAACTGTACCAGTTTCTGTTCCTCTAGCATTAGAGACAACTGGTGGGATAATAGAAAATGTTTCTTTTTGACTTCTCTGTTTAATAATAAAGGCATAGATAGGCATAAAGTCAGCCCTTGTCATAGGGGGGAATGAAGCTGTTAATTTCCATCTTTGACCATCTACCTGAGTAGCAAACATCTTTCCACTATCAGTAGTGGATGTAATTGTCTTTTGCTCAGATGATATATTTAAAGAGTTAAAAGCTGGACTTGTTGGAAATGTGCCACTCATTAGACTAAAGCTTCCCTTCCTTGACTATTTAAAGCATCATTAATTAGATTAACAATGGTGCTTCTTCTATCTGTTAATAATTCGTCTATTCCTCTCGCATCTACAGTGTTGATTGTAATATTCACATTAGTAGAAGAAGATTTCATTTGATTGTTAGGAACTACAGTGCCATTGGTATTAGGCACAAAAAGCTCAGCACCTCTCTCGCCAATTAAATAGGGTTTATTAGCTTGAACTGTTCCACCATTAGCTCTACCAAAGATTCCACTAATAGCACCACCAATAGTGCTTAGAACATTAGTTGTTCCACCCATGCCACCAAATAATCTTTGTGTTGCTATTGCTAATTGTTGTCTAATAATAACAGAAGCTAAGTCTCTAAGAACACTTCTAGCAAAGTCTTTAAATGATGCTTTTCCTGTCATAACAGCATCTGTTAAATAATCAGCAAAATTATTAAATGTTCTAGATGAAAATTCATCAAATCTTCCTAAGAAGTTTGTTGCTTCTAATATAGTTCTGTTAAATACTGGGAAATGGTCTGTATTTATTTCATCAATAATTGATGAATTGTCTTTCATTGTTTGATTAAATCTACCTAACTCTGTATTAGCTGTCTTATACCCATCAGACAATCCTTTTAGAATACGAGCTTCTTTTTCTTCTTTTTTAAAATTTTCGGCTAATTGTTTTGAATTTTGTGAGCCTATTTGTTTGAATTTTAATAATTCTGTATTGGTTTCTTCTAAAGCACCCTTGTAAAGCAATAAAGATTCTAATGATTTTTCTTCTGCTTCTCTAAATCCACTAAATCCTTCTCCAGCAGTGTTTAAGTTATCTGCTAAAATACCTAAGTTTCTTCCAAAGGCACTTATCGCAATATCAAATTGGTCTTTTAAATTTGTGTTAAAGATATCTAATATTTTATTAGTATCTTTTATGCCTTCTTCTACAGCATCAAAGAATCCTGTGACCTTGTCTTTTCTTTCTGCTATTCTATCTATTAGTTCAGATAGTTTGATTAAACTTTCAGCAAATAAATCAGAAAATCCACTAGCTTCGTTAAATCTACCAGCTAGATTTAGAATACTATTTCCAACAGTAACAGTAGCCTGACCAATAGTTGGAGATAATTGACCAAACTGTGAATTAAGTTTTTCTGTGTTGTTTAATAAGGCAGTCGCAATAACATCAGAAGTAATCTTACCTTCAGAGCCTAATTTTTTTAGTTCTCCTCTAGTAACTCCTAATTGCTTTGCAAAGATATCTAATAAGGGTGGAATGTTTTCAGAAATACTTCTAAATTCATCACCTTGTAATCTACCTGAAGCAAAAGCTTGAGATAACTGTAAGAGACCAGCAGATGCTTGAACTGAATCAACACCAGCAATCGCTATAACTTTATTAACATTCTCAGTGATTTGAACTAAGTCTTGTTGTCTTAAACTGAGGTTTTTAGCTTGTAAAGCTAACTTCTGATAAAGCTCTACTGTCTCAGAAAAACCACCTCGTGTTCTTTGAGCTACTTCAAATAACTTCTCTTGAACAAAAGCAAGTTCTTGAGTTGAGTTTGTAACTAATTTTAATCTATTTTGTAAATTCTGATAAGCATTAGATAAATTTAAAAATTGCTTAATAACAACAGAACTAGCTACTGCAACTAATATATTCTTTAAACTTAATAAGCTTTGTTTTGTGTTGTCTGTATTTTTCTTAACACTGTTGAAAGCTTGTTTAGTCCTATCATTTGCGAGGATGTCTATTTGAATTTGCTTTGCCATTTTGTTTTTGTTTTTCCTGTGTTATTTCTAGATAAGCCATCCAATGTATAAACTCATCAACTGACATTTCTTCAATCTCAGATGCTGTCTTATGTAATCGGTCAGCTAGTGCGTAAATACAGAATAGTTCTGTGTCAGAATTTATTTTTTTTTTACTTCTTCATGAGTTGATGGAGTAATAATATCATTGGCTACTCTCGAGAGGACATCAGCATCAACTCCATGCATCAAATCTAATTTATCTTTTAAGGTAAACATTGGTTCACCTTTTTTATCCATAGCTTTCATAATGAGGACATCAGCTAGGACTGAGACATCAGATTCCGTAGTAGTCTTGAAAAGCTTTTTCTTTTCTGCGAGAGTGAAGGGTTTAGCATAAATACATTCATCACCTACTAAACCCCACTCAGGCACTTCTATAGTTTTAACTTCAAGAGATTTGAAATGCTCTTTCGCTTTATCAAGAACAGACATACAAAATTAATATATTAAACTGTTGTCTCTGTCAATGCTCCTGAACCTTGAAAGCTATATTCAGCTTCTACCATACCATCAAAACTAGAGTTAATAGTTTTACCAGTTACTAATGCAGTACCTGAATAGTATGTATCACCTGATGCGTTTCCTTCAGGATATAGTTTTAAAGTTACTTCTGCACCTACATCAAATCCACCTTGACCATTGGTATCGGTTTCATCCCAAAATGCTGATACAGTTGCTGTAAATTGTTTTAGTCCTGCTTTGAAGGTTCTGCTTGAATCACCCATAGAAGTATCTTCTATAGTGTCCATAGTCTCATCTACTGAAAAGCTTCGGACTTCTGCTACCTGATTAGTGTTGTTATAAATTACACCTTCACTACCTGTGTGTGTTGCCATTGTTATTCATTCTCCTTTTGTATGTCGTTTTCTTCTTTTAGATATTCACCAATTGGGTCTAAGATTTCTTCTTTCTTCTTAGACTTTTTTGGTTTAGGTTGTTCTTTGTTTTCAGACCATCCATTATTAAGATACTTGGTTAAATGCTCCACAAATATCTCAATCTCGCTGTCTCCTTTATAGAGACGAATCCTATTGCTCATGTATTACCTCTCGTAAATTGATAAGTCACTCTGACAGTCATGTTAATTCCACCATAAGGAAAGATAGTTCCTTCATCTGAAGAAACTGCAATAACCTGAGTGTCTAATGCATTACCATTTCTAGTTCTATCAGCATCTAAAGCTTCTTCTATAGCTTCAATCAACTGATTTCTTTTTGTATCTATGTTTGTATCAGTTCCTTTGACATAACCTACAACAACATAATCTATTCTGCCTTCTCTCTTTGTAGAACTGTCACCAATTGTAACATCATTTCTTTCTTCGTCTCCTGAGGAAATATAGACTGCTGGAAATTGCTGTTCAGAAATTTCATCAGGTTGAAAAGGTTCTCTTGTAATCTTCTTGAGTTCAACTGGACTGGTCATAGCATCTAATACTGTAATAATATTACTGGCTATGTTTTCTCTATAACTCATTTAAACTCCTAATTCTTTTAATAATCTATCTACAAAAATATCTGCTATTCTTGTTTCTTCTTTAGTGCCAATAGAGAAGAATGGTCTCTTTTTGTCATTCCCTAGTGCTTTAATTCCTTCAGCATTTCTAGTGAAAAAGATTCTACCTCTAGAAGCTGTTGCATCTACAGTCATAGCTCCTAACATCTGTCCACTAACTTTCAAGTCAGGTCTTAAAGGAGCTCCTATTGACCTTCTAAACTCTCTGTATTCAGGTGTATAAGGAACAAAGCTTCTTCCTTGATAGTCTAATCCTTTAAGAGTTCTTCTACTAATGTTTTGTCTTTGAAATAAAGATGCTTCTAATAAACTCTTTTGAATTGCTTGTGATTTTCTTACTTTAATTCTATCAAAGAATCTCTTTAATTGTTCATCTCTGATTTTGACATTGATTTCCATTTATCTCACTAATCTAAGTGAATGTATAGCTTCTTTCTCATCATTTTGAATGGTTGAATCACCATCATCATCATATTCTACCCCATCAAATAAAATTTGTTGGAACTCTTTTTCAAACTTTTCATTATAGAATTTAATCATCACTTGGAATCTATCTTCTTGTCCTTCAGGATTAAATCTAGTTAGTTTAGGAAGTGCATATTCTGATAATACTCTATAGACAGCACATCTAGTAAATTGAGATTCAGTTAATTTAGTGGCATCCATTTCTTCAGGCACAAGTCTAGAGATATCTCTATAATCTCTGTTCTTATATCTTTCCCACCAATCAATTCTTAATCTTCTTTCAATATCTGCTTGAGCCTTCGCATGTTCAGAGGAAAAAGAAGCAATCCCAAAATCTAATATATCAGGAACATAAGCTTGAAGGTCAGAATCTGTGGACATAGCCATAATAATAAATCTCCTTTGTGAAACTGGTTAAAGAGGGGGAATAAATCCCCCTCAGGTTTAGTTATAATTATAATGCAGAGTCAGAAGTTACTTTAACTCCATAAGCATCAACTAGCTCAGCTACACCCCAAGTTGCAGATGCTACATATTCTGTCAATCTTGCTGAAGCATTTCTATCTTCTTCAATTGTCAGACCCTTCTTAGATGCTACACCAAATGCTTTTGGTGAGAATACTGCACCGATAGAATCATCTGCTGAATCAATGCTGATAACTGCTGATTCAAATAATTGAACACCAGCAATCTGACCAACATAACCACTTCTTAAAGCTTCGTTACCGATATCTGATAATGCAGATACAGAACCTGCGTTAGCAAGAGTTTTCTTTAGGTTGTAGATAGCTTTTGGGTGGAATACACCATAGAATGGAGCTGGAGCATTATCTACTCTTAACTCAGCTACTGCTTTGAAGATTAAATCAGCAGTTAATTCTGTACCAGCAGAACCAACACCTGTTGATAATCCTGAGAATAGAGCAACGATATCTTCGTCTGCTTTCTTCGCAATCGCTTCACCTAAGATTCTTCCTACATCTTGAGCAATATTTCTACCTGCTGAATCTCTCATTAGGTCAGATATAGAAGCCATAACACCCTGCTCACTTGCAGTAATTGTTACTTCTGATGGGTTAATAGCAGTGTTAGCAAGGTCTGAACCTTCTGCTACTGCTGATGCTGATACTGTTGGATAAATTGGAACTTGAACAGTTTTACCTGCTTGTCCTGAAATATCATAAACAGTTACTAAAGGAAGCATGATTGACTTCTCTTGTGCAGTGAAGATAGCTTCCTGTAATATATTAGTATATAGTTCTGAACCGACAGAACTTGTTATTTCGTTTGCCATTTATTTTCTCCTTTTGTGATTATTTGACAAAAGCATTAGCATTTTTAACTCGCATCTTTCTATAGAGTTCTCTATGTTCAGGATTACGCATGTCTAAATCTGCTATGCTTACTTCTTTTTGTTGATTGCCACCAATCGCAGACCTTGTTCCTGACCCACTAGGAGTAGGGGAAACAAAATGTGGATTTGTGTCTAAAAATTCTTTCACCAGCTCATCTATGGTCAGAGGTTCTCCATTGTCGCTGTATCTTTTAACACCATCATCACTATAGACAACTGCTTTCCCTTCTTCAAACTTAACATTACTTTTCAGTAGGTTAGTTACCTGTTGGGGTTTAATTGCCTTGTGATTAGAAGCAGAGTTCAAAAGAGAATCATCAACTTTAAGCTTATATAACTCAGCTCTGATTGATGCTATTTCTTCATCCTTCTTACTTACTGTTTTTTTTAATACCTCATCAAACTCGCCTCGCTTCTTTTGAAGTTCAAGCTCTCTATCATTTCTTTCTTTGATAATACTTCTTGCTTCATCTAAAGAAACACCTAAAGACCCCATGATGGATTCTTCTTTTTCTTTTAATCTTTTGTGAAGTAATTTCTCCACATCAGATTGTCTAAGCATCCTCTCTTGAGCTTCTTGTCTTGTTTCTTTTTGCTCGGTTTGTTGTTCCACTGTACTAGGCTCATCAGCACTATTGTTCACCATATTTTCAGTCTTGTCAGACATAGGTCACCTCTTTCTTGAGTATTTATTCGTTAAACCAATCAGGGTTGGTTGCCACCCAGTGATGCCTACAATTGTAGCCACCTCTAACAATGAATGGGTCTCCACTGGATTTTCCTGCCCAGCTATTGTTTTCCCATTCTTCTCTGATTTCATCCTCTGTCATTATTCTACCGACATGAGAGATACACCAATCACGAGAATCTCGTATAATATTCCCAGCATATTCAAAGTGGTTTAAACCAGCTTCTTTTGCCTTCTCCATATTAAAATTTGCGTCAAACTGCATTAAAGAATCATGTGCCATCTGTCTAGCATATCTAGAGAAGTTATCTCCAGTTCTTTGATTTAAATATATCTTTTGCAGTTCATTTATTGCTTCATCTACTTTGCTATTCATTGAAGCTTTAAACTTATTTTCTTTAATAAAGCTAGTTAGTTCTTCTGCTTTTTCATTATCTGTAGTTGCATAAATTCCATTTATCTTTTGGCTCAAATCTCTGACAATATCTTTAAATGGTTTGCCAATGATTGTGCTTTGATAAACTTCATTCGCTAAATCATCTAGATATTGATTAGCTAAAGATTGGAAGCCTTGAAATGTTTGCTTCTTCAGATTAGCCATAACTTCTTTATTGATGTCTGTTAGAAACTTAAATTTCTTAGGGATGGGTAATTCACCATAGATTCCTAAGATAGTAGAAACTGCTCTATCGTATTCTCTAATATTGGTATCAATTGTTTTAGAGAATGTTTCTTCTATAAACTGTTTTAATTTAGGTCTAATTTCAATGGCTAGTCTTGTGTCAAATAAAACTTGACCTCTCTTAGGTAGCTGATTAACTGCTTCAACTACTTTTCTTTCTAGTTCTTCTAGAGTTTGAAATAACCTGCGTTCATGATTGTCTGCAAGGTCATTGAGAATCTTATCTCTAGCTCTAGTAAACCTATCATTAAACTTTGCCATTATCCTTGTGGAATAGGTGCTGGTTGTGGTTCAGTTTGACCAAAATCACCTACAGTTGCGTTTTGTTCAATTTCTTGATGAATGATATTAATTATTTCATCATCATCAATAACCTGAGATGCAATTTGTTTATCAATCTCTTGTTGGAATGTTGAGCTTCTAATACCTGATGCTTTTGCTGTCATCAAATATTGTAAATCAGAAGTCCAATCTCTCAAGTTAAAGGAATCAGGATATTTTATTTCTCCATCAAATTCTCTGTTCTGCCACATAGCCCAAAACTTCCACAATTGTTCTTCAGCTAATTCTAATAAGTCACCCTTCTCAGAAATGCGAGAATTTAAAAGAGAGAACTCTGTCTCCAATGCAATACCTGACTGAACACCAGTTGCTGTATTTCTAACTGAACCCATGTGGGTCATTCTATCAATAGATTCAATCTTAGTGTTAATTGATTTCATAATAGCTTCTAAGTTAGCTCCACTAGGTTGTAACTGATAAGGTTTAAGAGCTGGGTTTAAATCTTCAGGTATCTGAACAATAGAACCTGCTCCTGCACTTGCTTCTACATTTGCAGTCTTAACTAAACTTGGATGATTTGATATTCTAATTAGTTGTTCAATCTCTGATAGTTCATTGTAAATAGCTCTTTGCATCTCAGCTACATCCGATAAATCAGATATACCAATACCCTTCTCAGGACTTCTTTGGTTGTATAAGATAACTGCTGGAATTTTGCCTAATGGATTAACCATTTCTTCAACAAGAGTTCCTTTATCATCATTTACTGGAAGTTTATATGTCTTAATGGATTCTTTAGTCCAAATCTTAAAATAAGCATGTTCATCATCATAGTATTCTCTGATTTTCAAATAAGATAAATCATATCTACCATTCATCATTCTCTCATACTTCCAATCATAAATATTCTCAGGAGTGAAAATAGAAAGATAAGGTCTAATCTCCATGCCTAGTTCTTCTGCTCGTGTTCTTGCTTCTACAGAAGGCTTATCTAAAATCATCCAACAATGTCCATAAACAGAAGAATAAATCTGAGCTTCTCTCATTAAAGAATCAAAGCTTCTTCCATCTAAGTCTGCATCATTTAAAAAACTATCTAAAGCTGGGTCATTGTTTAATGAACCATATTCTCTTGTGGGTGGAACTCTAAAAAGGAAAGAGGAATAAACCTGAACAATGTTTCTACAGTGGTTATCTATAGCAGTGTTAGCTAATCTATCCTCATATTCATCATCTCTCTCAAGAACATACTTGGTTAGATATCCACCCATTTTATAATCAAAACCACCATCATAGCTTCTTCTAAAAAAATCCCATTTCTTAGTGTTAAGCTTATATTGCTTATGTGTTTTGACTAAATCATCTCTTTCCATTAATTAACTCCATCTCATTGGTTTAGAATAATTTTCTTCTTTTCTGATAGGGAAAAGCATTTCTATCGCATATCCCAAAGCATCTGTTATATGGTCATGTCCATCCTTCTCAGGGATAGAGGTTCCTTTTTTGTATTGATGCTTCTCTAAAGCTGTTATTAAGTTTTTACACTTAGGGTCAATAAATATATTTCTTCTCCCTTGTGCGTTCTTTAATCTAGAATTAACTGCGTTAATCCTGTCTCTGACTGCTGGATGTGCGTGTCTAACTTTAACTTTAAATCCAGCATTTTGTAAAATACTAATATCTGTTCTACCACCTGCTGATGTTTTTCTTTGATGACCTGCTGGGTCAGGATAAACAACAACTGGATATTTATATCTATTCTTAATCTCTTGAACCATTTCATCTGTGTTAGATGAATATAAAACTATCTCGTCAAATATGTGAATCTGTTCTCCAATTAACTGGAAAGAAACAGCACAAAAAGGCTCTATGTTGAAGTCCATGCCTATTCCGATTGGCATTTCTTTCAATTCTATTTTCCTGACAGATTCTTCTCTATCAAAATTATAATAAACAGCTCCAGCAAAGGTTTCAAAACTTGCTTCGTATTCCTGTCTAAATGTTCTCTCGTCTAAATCTTCTCTAGCCTGAAGTATTTCAGATTCAGGAACTTGTCCACCTTGCAGTGTAGTAAATCTGAATGAGTTCCAGTTTTCTTCATTCAAACCTCTAACATACATATCTCTAGACCAATTACCAAACCCCTGAGGAGTAGAGCAAAATAAAACTTTACCTAAAGTGTCCGAGACTACTGGTCTTAGCACTTCTGTCCAAGCTCTTTCATCTATAAAGGCAAATTCATCCATTACTAAGAAATGAACTTTTCTACCTCTTAGGTTGTCAAACTTTTCAGCACCTTTAAATTCTATAATTGAATCATTTTTCAGAACTATTTTTAGCTCTGTTTCATTGATGTATTTAACCCAATTTAATTCTATTAATCTTCTCTTAGTAGGCTCAAATCCGATTGTCTTACTCATTTTGTAAGTAGGACTGACAAACCAGCATATCTGATTGACAGGAGATGCGTGTTTAATTAGCTCTCTAATAGAGACATGCGATTTACCACTTCTTCTTCCAGCAATCACTACTCTGAATCTTGCAGAGGAATCAACTACTTTCTTTTGGATTTCTGTTAAAGGCACTTTTACAACTTAAAGCCTTTTTTCCAACTTTCAATAGCCCAATAAACTGGTGTTAAATTCTTTTGTCCTCTGACTTTGGATAAGATTGGTTTAAATCTAGCCATGAAACTTCTTTGTCTTTCAGGAATGTTTTTCTTAATAGATAATTTAGGGTCTCCAAATCTGACCTTCTTTACATTCCCACTGCTTTTATCTTTAACATAAACAGCAAACTTTTTTGATTCTCCTGATGTTCTAAATGGTTTATTGAGTTTAACTTCTCTACCTTGATATTTTGCCATTAATAAACTCCAAATCTTGTTCTGTATATATAGGCATTATCTGCCTTGACCAATATACTTTTTGAAACTTCTTCTTTTTGATTTATTCATTGTGGAAGTAGATATCCTTCCATCACCAATAGTTGTTTTTTTGACTACATGAACTAAAGAAACAGGATTAGTTTGTTGCTTTTTAGCCATTAATCATAATCTTCAATAAACATAGCTAAAGAACCTGATACAGCAGTTGTTGCATCTGCTTTTGCTCTTAGTTCAATATCTGTTTTTTCTTCTACCATAAATGGAATAGGGAATGTTTCAAATAAAGGAACACCAAATGTAGTTTGGAAACCGATTGTATTCCATACATTACCATTCGTAATCTTTTTAGTCATAATTTTTGCTTCAATCTCTTTTTGTTTTGAAGAACCAATACTTGCTTGAACTATGTATGCTCTTTTGTTTGCAGGTACTGTGTAAATAGCTGATAAACTAGAACCATATCCAATATTCACTGTTGCTACTGTTTTAGCATTAACTGTTGCTGTTAAAGTTCCTACATTAGCATTACCTGTCACTGCACTTAACATTCTTAAATTAAATACTCTGATAAATGTTTCAGTAGTAGCACTACCACCAATAGTCGCTACTGCTGTTTGTTGATTATAATTAGCATCTAATCCTCTAACCAAGACTGTGCCATTATTGTCTGATGCTGTATTAGATGAAGTGACTGTACAACCTGTCGCACTAGTGGGATAATCAGGAAATCCACCTACACCCCAAACTGTTTCAAATGCAGTAGATACATCTGTATTATAGCCGAATTGACCTTCAACAGAATAATCTTCTACTAATCCTTTTAGGACTGATATCCCAAAATGAAAGCTAGGGGGGTTGTTTTGAAATTGGAATCCCATTAAATCTCCTTAATCGTTAAATGGTAGAGGTTCTTTCTCCTCTGAAGTTTCTATTTTATCTTTGTAGCCTAAAATGTTCTTTGAGAGCCAAATAATCATTGTTGGATTACCTGTTCTAGCTTTCTCAAACATCATTCTTCTGACTGACATTTTCATCTCTGCTCTCCCTTTTTTAAGGAGATACGCAAAATTCCTTGTAAGTGTGTCATGAGAGCAGTCCATTAGTTCTGCTATTTCCTCATTTGTCGCACCTATACTGGCTAAATCTACTATTTCTTTTTGTTGGTCAGGAGTAAATTCTATTCTAGGTCTGCCAACAGATTTCTTTTCATCATCCATGTTATCACCATATTCTAAAACCTTGTCAGGTAGTCACCTCTCTAGTGGAGAGTTTCTGTATAATTTTGAGCTTCTATTTGAAAAAAATTTTCTAGGAATTGATTTGCTTCTTCTTTAGTCGGAAAGCTTCCTATCTTACAAAGTATCTGAAAAGAGCCATCTTTTTCTTCTAAAATGACAAAATGACATTTGCTTCCATCTAATTCAGACACAATTATCCATTCTAAAAAGAATATGGACTATAAGTGTTGCAAAGTCAATAGTTTTTGAAGAAAAAATCTAATTTTGTTAATTGAGTTCTTAGTTTAGGCAAACCATATCTTCCAACTGGTAAATCAAAAACTAATAACCAAAGTTCTTTAGGATTATTACAGAATGTAATTGCTTTGTTAAATCTTTTTCTGCAATACTCTTGATGATTATTTAATCCCTCATTATCTCCAATAAATTTAGTTGAATTGTATGTTGCTGTTACTTTTTGACCTATGCAAGATTGCTCATATAGGCTAATTAAAGAATTTCCAGCATCATATCTTTCTTTAGAATATTCCTCATTTCCTAATAGTCCTCTGTCATAATACCAATCAAGTATTGTTTTATATCTTCTTTCAAAGTGTTCAGGTAAGTCTTTAGTCTTGGGAACAAGGATGAATTGAACTCCATCATTTCTTTGAAGAACATATCCTTTTTTGTCCAATATACGAATACAATTAATTGGTGGTTCAGCATCAATATCAACAGATATTTTTTCCCTAACCTTCGGCAAGTTGTTTCAGTTCCTCAATATACTGGGGTGACCAGCTAGGAAGAACAACTCCCTTTTTAAACATATCCAAGTGATTTTGTTTTTTGTATTCATTTTCATCAAACTCTATCACATTATTTTTCTCTAGGGAAATCTCAAGATAAATCTTTTTAGAAATAAATCTTTCTAATGCCTTATAGAAATTACCTTTGCTATCTTTGTAAATTAAAAACTTTCTCCCTAAGGTACTCTGTTCTTCATCTGATAACTTTTTCCACCCATTAAAAGAATCTAGTTTAGTGCTTCTATTATCATTTTTATCAAGAACAAACTCCTTCCAAAAATCTTCAAATTTTTGGGAGTATATATTTTTAGTTTTTGTATTAGTAATAGTATTAGTATTAGTAGGCATCAATTCGCTATTAGGGTGGTTATTAGGGTCGCTATAGCCACCCCATCTTCTCATAGCTCCTAATTTGCCACTTTCAGACAATTTATCAGCAAAATCAATAGCTTTATTAAATTCTGCTAATTGTTTCTTATTTTGATATTTATTATCATTTAAATGAAAAAATTCTTTAAGAACTAATTTTATAGTTTCTTCTGTAGAATGAGTGATTCTTTGTAATCTCTTAATATCATTGGGTAATCCTTCGCAATTCTTTCCCCAGTTAAACATTAACAATCTACAATAACATCCAAATTCACAATCAGATAAATCATGAGTATCTGCTAAGAAAGTATCTGAATAAATAAACATTTTTGGTAATTTACTCATGATATCACACCTCTACTCTTGGTAAATAGCCTTTTTTCTTATGAGGTACTCTTTCAATATACCCAGCAGAAATAAGAGCTTCAATGTGATAAAGAATATTTGTATGGGTCTTTTCATACTTATCCCCAAGTTCTTGAAGTGATGGAGAATAGCCAAATTTCTTAAAAAATTTATTAATATCTTTGTATAAATCTTTCTGAAATTCTGATATTCTAGATAATTCAATGCTTTTATCGCAAAATTGACATTTTAATTTCATGTTAAGTCTCCTTAATTAATTTTAATATCATATTAAATATTATTTGACAATATGTTAAAAAATTTTAAATTAACATCATGTTAAAAATAAATGGAGAACTTAAAATGCAAATCAGAGTAAGAGAACAAGGTCACTGGGCAGGTACTGGTTACCAAGTAAACATCAATGGTACTAAATTTCCTAAAGAGAGAGGTCTTTGGTATCAGCCAGTTGCTGAAACTGATGAAGAAAAAAAAGCTAAAGCTATTGAATATGCTAAAGCTGAATACGAAGGTAAATTTGTTTCAAGAACAGGAAACATTTATCAATCAAAAGAAGAATACGAAAAAATTCTAGAAAACGAGGAGTGGGCATAAGCCCACTTCTTAGGAGTAGTCATGAGAATAATAATTTTATTATTGTTTATTACTAACTGTTCTACTTATAGTCCTTTGGTAGATACTAAAGGCAGAAGTGGAACTTTTGAAAACAGCAGAGCTGAAGAATTAACAGATGATATTCAGCATTGTAAAACTCTTGCTAAAGATAATAGCAACATACTAAAGGATGTTTTGTTAGACTTAGCTTATGAAGAACCTGAGTACAAAACTATATTTAAAAACTGCTTGACTGGTCGTAACCATTCAGTAGTTTTATAGAGAGGAATAAAAATGATTAAAATAAATATCAAATACTTAGAAGAACTAAAAGTTTCTTTTGAGAAAAGTCCAAGAGATACTTTTCCAAAGAAAGAAATCATCCAACTAATTAATAGTTTGATTGAGTTAGCAAAAGCTCAATTTGACTTTGAATTATGTGAGATGGAAAAAGATTTAAAACAAATAATCTCTAATAGAGAACAACTTGTTTTAAAAAATAACATATTTCATATTATCAAGAAGGGAGACAAATAATGGATAGTGTGTGTCTAATATGTAAAGGGAATGATTATATTTGTTTGAGTGAATCAGATGAAAATTACATTCCCTGTCCTGACTGTGTTCAGACAGAGCCTACTTGGGAGATTCCAAATGAAAGTAAATGAATTTCTCAAAATGTTTAATAAAAAGCTCTACATCTTACTTGTAGAGGAACAAAGAATGGAGTTTCCATTTGCAAAAACTATCAACAATCTTAGAAGGGAAAATAAAAATGACATCAGTAAAACAACAACTAGAAGCAGTTAATGTATCGGAGTGCAGTGAATGGGAATTAGGTTTTATAGAATCTAATAGAAATAATGACAGAGAACCCACTCCAGCTATGCAGAAAATCATTGATAAAATGCCTAAATTATTAGGTGGAGTAAAAGCTCATATAGAACAGATATCTACTTCTGCAATTGATAACATGGTCACTGTTATTAGTGAAATCCATCAATCATTAACAACTCAAGATTGGTTTAATTCATATCCTGCTGAACAAAGACAAGCTATTTTAGTTTCTTTATTCATTCAGGCTAGTCGTGCCAAGTAGAGGAGTTAAAGATAGAAAGCTGATGCAGTTTATTCGCAATATGCCTTGTTGTATTAGACAGCGAGAAACTGAATCAGCATGGTTGAAGATGTGTTGTGGCAGTGGGAGAAAATCTCACGCACACCATCTTCAGCTTGAGGAATTTAGACAAGGTGCTTGGATTAGGAATGACAGAAATCCTGAGACAGGTAAGAATCAATTATTACCATTATGCCATGCTCATCATACTCGCCTTCACCAAATAGGAGAGAAATTATTTTGGAGAAAATATATGATTGAGCCAAGATGTTTAGTGGAATATTATGATGATAAATTTAGAGAGGAATAAAATGACTACAAGATTAGAACAAATCTTAAAGACATCAGACAAAGCTAATACTTTGCAACAGATAGAAAAAATAATCAAAAGCAGACAAGAAGGAAAAATATATTTCTATTATACTGGATTCATCATGGATGATAGAACTAAAAAACAAAATAAATCATTAAGAGAGATATCAGGTTTCTTAAATTATTCTGCTTCTAAGAATTATTGCAGTCTTTTTCAGATTAGACATTCAGAGAATATTTATTTTTATTTTTTTAGGAGATAACATGAAACCAGCATACTTAGACGAATACGATTTAGATTTAGGCAAAGTTCATGAAGAAATTAATAAACTAGGAGAAGAATTAGCAGAAGCAGAAGCTTCTTTAAAACTTCATGAAGAATTTAGGAAATCAGAAAAAGCTAAATTGACAAATCAAAATTTAGTTAATGCAAAATCTATTTCTCAAGCAGAATCTATTACTCTAGCGAGTGATGAATATAAACAATTAATCACAGATGAAGGTGCATTAATTAAAGCTTATCGTATCGCTAAGATTAGATATGATTCTTATATCACTGGGTTAGATTTATGGAGAACAAAACAATCTACTCAGAGACAGGCTATGAAATTATGACAAATCATGATATAAATAATCAGGGTGCTGAGAAAATTATTCCTCAACAAAGTCCTCCACTCAGCATCCTTCATAAGTGGAAATTAGGAAAACTTTCACCCAATAAAATAAATACTTGGAAAAGAAATAAAGCTTTATTTTATCTGAACTACATAGAAGAATATAGAACACCTTCTAATGATAAAATGGTTAGAGGTCAGGCAGTGGAAGCTGGTATTCATTCTCTTTTCTTAGGTCATGATATGCAGATGTCTATTAAAAATGCACTTCAATATTATGACGAAGCTTTAAAAGACTTTAAAGGAGATAAAGAAAAATCAAGAGAGAAAATTCCTTTAATGATTGAATATGGTTTTAATGAACTAAATGAATTTAGATTAATTTCCTTCCAAAAAAAGGTAGAGTGTGAGATAGCAGGAGCAGAATTTGTTGGCTATACGGACTTCATTATGGATGTAAAGGGAGAAACTCATATCATTGATTTAAAAACAACAGGGAAGAAACCCTATCAGTTTTATACTCATGAACTCCAGCAGTCTATCTATAGTCATGCTCTTGGACATCCAGCAACTTTATTTTATATCATAGCAACTCAGAGAATTAATCAGTTCATTCATATTGTGACCGAAGATATGGTCAAAGCTTGTATAAAGGATATTGAATTAACTGTTCAATCTTTAATTAGGGTCTTGGAAATGTGTACCAATGAAGATGATTTAAAATCTGTATGTATGCCTAATCTTGAGGACTTTGAATGGAATGATGAAGAACTCGTTTCAGTAAGAAAAAAAGTATTCGGTGTTTAATAACAACAATCAATTTGATATTGACTTAGCCTATGGACAGGTTAAGGAAAAGCAATTAGCAGATATACTTCAAAATCAAAAGATTGAGGTAAAAACAGATAAGATTTGGCACAAAACAGGGAATGTCGCTATTGAATATATGTGTAGTGGTAAACCCAGTGGAATAGCTGTAAGCAAAGCTCCATTTTATGCAATTATTTTAGCCATAGAGGAAGAAATACATAATATTGTGATAATTCCTACTCCAAAACTAAAAGATATAGCTAGAAAGCTAAAAAACATAGGAAAAACGACTTTTGGGGGTGATAATAATGCTTCAAAGATGGTTTTAGTGCCTATTTCAGAATTATTTAAAATATCTTAAAATAATACTTGACAATTATTTGACAATTATGGTATAAAGAACCATGTTAAAAATAAACGGAGAAACAAAAATGAACGTAGGCGATAAGGTTTGGGTATTGCAGACTGACAAAGATGATGAATGTTGGGTTGCAGGTACTCTTATCAAAAAAACTGCAAAGAGATTTCTGGTTAGAAATCATTTAAGAGAAATAACTAGATACTATGCTCATTGTGAGCCAAGAGCTAAAAAAGTAGATAGTGATTCAAAGGAGTGGGCATAAGCCCACTTCTGAAAAGGAGATACAATAATGAATAAGATAAATCTTAAAGTTAATGAAGTTAAAATCTTCAAAGAGCCAGTTGAGTATTATTCAACAGATATTGGTGCTTGTTCTAGTAGCATCAGAGGAGTAATAGTCAAAAGAAAAGCTACTCACTTTAAAAGAAAGAAAGAAAGAGATAGGAATGGCTCTAGAGACCTTTACTATATTTCAAACGGAAAATATGTAGAGACAATAGTTAAGACTAGAGATTTCTTTACTGATTATAATGAAGCATTAAAAGCAATATCTAAATATGCAAAAGAAAAAGTGAATAAAAAAATATCTTCTTTGAAAAGACAGATATCAGAGATGGAAGAAGTCTTATCTAAAAAAGATAGTTTTGATATTGTGAAATGTACTGAAATAATATCCTCTAATAATAGAGAATCAGTGCTTATTAAATTTAAATGTGGGGAGAATGAAAATGTTTAACATAGCTTTAACTACATTTGTTCATATCGCTATGATTGGATTTATAATTTATTTTATTAAAGAGCTATTCAATTAATTCTTCAGGCTCTTTAAATAAAGCTTCGGGTATCTCTACATAAAATCTAATATCAGATTTAAGTATGAGATGCCCACTACCTACTGATGCATCTAAATTAGGATTATTATAATCTCTCATAGTAGTAATCTTTAATGTATCGGAAGTTTCTTCTTCTACAAATCCAATAGCTTCCATCATAGGAGCTTCATTACTTAAAAATTCTTTTCTAGTTTCCCAAGCATTGGTTGTAGAACAATGGTCTTTAAATTTTATATAGACTACTCGTTTATCCATTTTACTATCCCCTGTTGATGATATTCTTCTATTATCTTTCTTTCTCTTTCAGGGTTATGTCTTGACCCATGATTTTTATTTCCAAATAATCTTTTATGATGTCTATTCCTTGTTTGAAAGAAATCATATCTATCTAAATAGATAGGTAATTTACAAACCTCATAAGTATAAAACCAATATAAAGAACTCATGCCAGTAGTTGGCATTTCTAAATTTAATTCTCCTCGCATCTTATGATAAGGAGTAAATCTCCATTTATAAGTATAAGGTTCTAGATAATCAGGAAAATGATGTAGTCTTGTTTCATTATCTTCAGCATTAAGCCTGATAATCATTTTAGGATAGATATTCGGTAAGTCTTTAATCTCATTAAATGCATTGGCACTAAGATTATTAATCCAAATATCACAAGGCTCATAGATACCAAGATTCATTCTAACTTTGATGAATCCTCTATAACTTCTATCTTTGCCTGATTCGCTATTACCTATTAAGACAACTTTTTTATTTCCTATGAAATCTTTAATGTTGTCTATTGTAATCATTTAGTAAACTTTAATGTATAATCTTTATAATCGGAAAATATTTCTTGCCACCAGTCTCTTGGTTTAATAGTAGCATGAGCATTTTTACCATTCGGTAATAACTTAATAGCTTTACCTGTATGTACTGATATAAAATGATGCTTAGCATTAAAACTAAATATATCATCTATTACTTGTTTTAACCCTATTTGTGGAATGTGTTCTAATACATCAATACAAATAACTAAATCAAACATCCCAATAGGTTTTTTACAAAATCTTAAAACTGCTGGGTCATAGCTAGTAACATTCCATTCTTTAGGTTGGTGTTTAGCTTGACCACATCCATAGTCTAGAATAGTTTCATAGTTATTGTCTTTAATGAGCTTATTAATCTCAGGAATATAATTTAAAAGGGTTCTTCCTTCCCAATAATTGTCTTTTTGATGAACTAACTTTGCTTGTTCTAAGTATTCTTCATACTCGTTCATTATTTCTTTTTCTTTTTCTTCTTAGCCATTCGTGCAGTGCTTAAAGCAATTGCCACTGCTTGTTTGCGTGGTCTCCCTGCTTTGATTTCTGTTCGGATATTTTTACTGATTGATTTTTGACTGTAACCTTTGATAAGTGGCATTGTTTCTCCTTCCAGTGTTGATAGCAATATAATTCAACATTAAAACCATTATTAATGACAACACCAAAAGAGCCATACTTACCACAAAAACAAAATTGATATTCATTTCTCTCTTGGTGTGTCCAATTATAATACTCTCTTATTGAGTGCAATTAGTGCATCAATCCATGACCTAACCAAATAATAACTAAGATAGCTACTAATTTGATTGCATTGGCTAAAGACCAATAAGGGTCTAACCAATCTAATCCATTACTAATGTTATTCCATAACCATTTTTTCATTCTAGTTCTCCTTCTTGAATTTATCGGCTATCTTTTCACCACTTCTACCAACTACATATCCACCAATACCAACTAAAACAATATTGAGTAAAGAGTTTTGGACACTCTCAGGAATGTTGGGAGCAGTGAAACCGAACCAATGAGCTACAACTAAACCTGCAAAGACTAACATCATAATTGGTCTCCAGTTTCTTTGTAGCCATCCACCTTTAGCTTCAGCAGTAATAATCTGTGCTTGAGCTTCCAGTTCTTTTAATTGACCTGATAATAATTGTTGTTGAATAGATTGTTTAATCTTTTCAGCTTCAGCTTTATTATCTATTGTTTTGTCAATTGTATTAAATAAAGTTTTTACCATTGGTGCAACTGCACCTAAAATGCCTAACATAATTAAAACCTATAAAATGAATGATTGCCAATAATGACTATCGGTTGTTTAATTGAATCATCTTCTTCGTTTCTTACCCAACTAGGAAGTAATCCTTTTACATGATAATGATTAGCTCCTTGAGTAGGGTCGGAGACTTCATCATCTAAGACAGAATGACAAACTTCTATTTGTTCTTTTAAATCTTCTTCAGTAAGTTTATCCATCTTTGCTCTGTTTGGGTCTGATTCTAACCAACAAGAAAACTGATATTTCTTTAAACAGACTTCTTCAATAGTTCTTCCCCACCATTTAGGATTCATAGCTCTGTTTTTTATAACCCAAGCTACAGCTATTTGACCCTCTGTTGATTCTCCTCTTGCTTCACCCCAAACAGTTTTAGCCATAATTAATAATTCTTGCATTTATTTTTCCTTTTCTATTTGAATGTTCTTTAGCTCATCAACTACTAATTTGCTTATATCGTCAAATAAAACTTTTAGTAAACCTATATCAATATCAAGACTATTTCTCTCTGTAATAGCTTTGACTTCTTCATTAGTCATTGTGATTCTTAATTTGTTTACTACTTTTACTATTCTCATATAACTAAATTACCAGTCCATTTATTATTTTTCAATGGCATAGGTATTAGCTTTCCAACTCCATTATCTATAATGGCAGTGCCAATAACTGGTCTTTTAATGAATGTTTTTTGATATTCAAAAGCTGGATGATGTGGGTCTATCAAACATCCACAACTAATAGCTGTAATGAGTTTAGAAGGACTGGATGTCATAGATAAACTATACTGTGTGTGGAAATGTCCACTCACAAAAGAGCATCCTAATTCTTTAGCAGATTGAAGAACATCTCTTTTAAAATTATGGGTAAAATACCAATCTTGTCCATCTATTTTGAGAATGACTTTATCATGCCATTTCCAATCAGCTTCTATATCTAATAATTGGTTAAAATCTTTTAAGAAGTCTGCTGGAATACCATTTAACTCAGCTTTTCTTCTAACTCTTAAATCATGATTACCAATAGTAATATCTAATTTAGGAAATAGTTTTTGATACTTTTTTAATTTCTTTCTTGTTTTAGATAATTCTAATATTGGACTATCTACTATAGGGGAATTAGGTCTTGATGCTTGTATAGAAGCTACATCTAAAATATCTCCTATAGAGATAACATAAGTTGGTTTGAATTGTTTATTGATAGCAGACAGAAAATCATAAGCTGATGGATGTTCTGCTGGAATATGTAAGTCTGATAAGATTAAAACTCTTTTTGTATTTATTTTCACGAATTTAATTGTTCACTGGCATTAACACAAGCAAAATGATATTTGCGAACATTCTGCTCATCTAAAATTAACTTTAAGTCATTTCCTAAAATTTTACAATGTTCAAAGGATTGAGTTTTTTCATTAATAGATAGACAAACAGAATTGACGCAAAACCACCCTACTAAAAAGATGGCAGGTAAGTTCACTTGATAACACCTAGCAGTTTAGTAAAACCTACTAGGATTGAAACAACAACACCTATAACCACAAGAACTTTTAATCCACCTTTGGCATACTTCATTGAAGTATCTAGTTCTTCTATTTTTCTATTTGCTTCTTTTAAATCAGTAGTGAGGTGGTCAATCTTTTCTTCCATGACTGTTAGTTTGGTGATTAGTACTTCTACCTTTTCACCTAAATCTAACTTTGTCATGTTCGGCATTATGCACCTAACCCTAACTTTATTTGTTGTTGCTTTTCAAATGCTTCCATTAGTTCTTTATCTTTAGCTAGTTTGGATTGATATTCAGCTAGTTCTTTTTGGTTTTTAACTACATCTTCAAATGTCATAGTCATTATTTGCTTTCTTAATTCTGCGTTTCTTTCGTGTCCTTTTTCAAGTCTATCCAATAAGAAGTGATTATGTTCTCTTAATTCTCTTACTTCTTTTTTAACTTCTCTTAATTGTTTTTGTAGTTCTTTTTCTGTTGCCATTTTAACCCCCTTATTTTGCTAATTGGTCTTGTTGTAATAACCACATTAGTTTATCAATTTGTCGTTCCATTTCATCATATTTCTGATGCATCATCATTAACTTAGATAAATCTCTTTCATTATTGGCTATTCTACTATCCATTTTAGATATAAACCAAACTAAAGATACTGACTGAATTACTATTGCC